TAAAGAGGGGTTAGGGGAGATTTAATGGGCTGTAAATGGGTTTTATTTTTCTTTTCTTACCTTGATTTTTACATCATTTTCGCCATGTTGATGGTGTCTAATCGTTACTTCGTAACCATCAACCCCAGTTTTTCCATCATCCTTCCACTTAATAACCGGTTCCGGATTAACCTGCACAAAAACACCAAGCTCTTCGATAGCGACTTGTTTCTTTTGTATAAATGTTTTGCGAATAGCAAACCAATGGATAAAATCAGGCAAGAAACGATTAAACTGTTCTTCGGTTAACTGCAAAAAGTCTTCAACTTTTCTAAACTCATAAATTTTGTCACTCATTTTCTCACCCCCAACTTAACCGTCTCCTTCCCTTTCACACCGTGATTCAGCGTAACTTCTTTTCCTTGTTTATAGCCTTCACTTTGCGCTAAACCGTAGTCTTTAGAGTTTCCTTTCTCACGTACTTTGGTTTCGCTCCATTTCTCTTCTTTAAATGCTTCAGCTTTGTAGCTTTCCATTTTTTGCTTTTCTTCCTGTGTCATTGCAAACTGTTTCACGTTTTGATTCACGCCGACAACCCAGCCTTCACAAAAAGAATCTCCCCGAGCAATCAGCGTGCTACGTTTTAGATGCTTGCTTTGCGTATCTAAAAACGCTTTACGCGCCCCTTGTAATCGGCGATATAACACATCAAAACAGTAAGATGCGATTTCAGGGCGTTCTTCTGCGCCGTAAAATACAACGTGCATTTTGTTTTCACCGTAATTATTGCCTGGGTAAGCGTTAGATAAATAACCTTCAACGCCAAACGCCTTTGTAATCACTGAGATCAGCATGTGTACATATCTGGCGGATTTCATGGCGGTTTTCTGCTTAGCGTGGGCTTGGCTAAATTCAACTTGTGACTGATTAAGCTGATTCTCCGCCATTAGTTTTTGCGCCATAGCCAGCGCGCTTGCTGCTTCATGCGGATTAGTTGATTTGCTCAATGCCAACAATTTTTTGATTTTTCTGAGTAGTTTGTCTTGTTCCATACTCACTCCAACACCGGCATTACCCGCCATGTCACTCTTTTTATTTCTCTAATTGCTCCTTGCAATAACAACAAGCATTCTTTCCGATCACCATCAAGCCAAATTTCTTGAGCCATCTCGATTTGTTCGATGATTTGTGCAAGTTTTATATTAACGTCCCTTCTTTCTTGCTCAGTCATACTTCCTCCACTTCAACCACATCATCAATTTCCGTAATCGTGTGTGGTAGTTTATTGACATCACACACATTTAAATCACACATATCTAACACTTGTTCATTGCTTTCAGCTTCAACAACTGCCTCAACCAAACAATAAAAGCGTGCCACATACTTAGCCATGTCTCACCTCCGGTCTTCTATTTGGATAACGCACATAATGCGCACACATCTTTTGGCGGTTTAATGCCCATTCTTCATTTTCGCTTTTTCGAGCAACAATAGCCGCTCTCTGCCAGGCAGCCTCAGCGGTTGCCCATGCACCAGCACGCTCCATTTCAACAGCTAACGTGCTAAAATCTTTATAGGTTCGTAGTTTTTCCATACATTGCTCCTTAGTTAATGATTAAAACCTATTACTAATGCCCCTCATCCCGTCCCCCTCTTTTGTAAAGAGGGGTTAGGGGAGATTTAAAGGGCATTTAAATAAGCTTTAAGCCCCAGCTACATCTAACGCAATCGGCACATACTGATCGGTTTCTCCAACACGTTCATAAAGGCGAACATAAGCTTTACTGCTTACCACTTGCACGCTTTCGCTAATTGCCTGCATCGCGTTTTGCCAGCGACTGTCTTGGATCTCGACGCGACGCAAACCCAAAATACGAGAGGTGTTCAAATTGCCTTCCTTATCCACATTAAAAGCACGTTCAATCAATGCTTTTAATTCAGGGCGAGAGCCTTCGCTCCATTCATTCAAACACTCATCAATCAACACTTTTGCTGCTTGAATACGCTCATCAAATTGCAAACTTTCATTAATTGCGCGTTGAATTTTGTATTTACCGTCATAGCTGAAAAGAGTCACATTGCCTTTGTTGCCTCCCACTTTCGCGCCATATTTCTCGGCAGAAAGCTCAATAAAGGCTTGCACATCACCAAAAATGCCTTCTTTAAAATGGCTAATTGCTTTGCTTAAATCACGACCACGTTCCACCCATTCATACACGAGCGCATCACGTGCTTTGTCTATTTCTTTAACCAACTCAGCAGGGGTTAAATTGCCTTTTGCATCGCGCCAATATTCTTTACCTTCAATCATTACTTTCATTTAGATTTCCTCTTTTCCTAACTTAATCACTACAAGCCGCTTACCTTTATCACGTTCACGTCGGGCGGCGGTTGCCGAACAGTAAATCGTTTTTTCGCTCACATTGAGTTTCTTTGCTAATTCTTCTGCCGTCCCGTCACCCAAATTCTCTTCGCCACGATAGACTGCATAAATTTGCCGACGCGTTGCCATCGCTCCTCCTAATTCAAATACTTACGCCAAATCACTCGAATACCTTCTACTGCAAACTGTGCTTCTTGGTATCTCCCCACATCGCGTCCAACTTGATAAACAAAAGCGCGTTGTTCACGTTCTAAGCGATCTGTCACCGCATTTGCCATCACACGAACGGTTGGTTTAATTTTTTCAAAATGCACATTCACCACAGTAAGTCCCATTTCATTTAAGCTTTTCACTGCTTTTTCTACTTGTTCCAAATAAGCCAACATTAAAGCGTTGTTTTTATTTAGGCGTTTGGTTGTTTTTGCCTGTAACATAATCGTCTCCTTAACTAATTAACATTTTGCTGTATTGTTCAATCATCTCTGCGCTAATTTCGGTCTCGTTAATCTCTGCCGAACGTACAACGCCGCGCATTAACTTACTTAATCGACGTGCGTTACCTTTACAGGCTTTCAATAAAGCCGTATTAAATTCGCTCGTATTAAGTGCACTTTCTGCTAACATCGCCAAATCACTTTCAGGTAATGCATTGCCAAGGTCGCAAGCAAAACCAACTCGACTATAAAGCTGTGCCAACTCGTTATTTTTGCCTTTTAAATTCACCAATAAGCGAGGCATACCCGCTAAAATCACCCCACAATTTGTTAAATCGTGAATACGTCTGATAAATTCCAAAGAGCGGGTAGAAAGTAACTCGGCTTCATCAATCATTAACAAACGTTCCGCACCGTTGAGTTTTTCCACAATACTTGCCAAAACATCATTATTAACACCGCGACTGGTCGCCCCCACAGTTTCAGCAATCTTGCGTAGCAACACTTTCGGTGTGCAACTTGGATCAACCTCAATCAAAATGGCTGAACTATGTTCTTTCGCATATTGTTTTAGCATCTGCGTCTTGCCTAATCCTGCAGCGCCATAAATCACATTAATTTCGCCCTCTGCGTGGGCAAAGTGCATAATTTCCATACCGCGTTTTGCTGTTTGAGTAGGTACAAATGCATTGTTGTATTTTGCTTCAACCACTTTCGCCTTATGACGCGCCAATAATTCATCCACTTTGTTATCTAACCATTTAGTATCAGTTGGATATTTACCGTTGATATATTGGCTAACAGTCGTAATAGATACATCAAATAAGCTCGCCACTTGTTTTTGGCTCATCTTGTGCGCATCCATAAACGCTTTTAATTCTTGTGCTTTCATCTTGTTCTCCTTATTCATTTACTAACTTTTTTCTTTGTTCCCACGCCTCTTTATCTGCTTTAGTTAAGAAAATTGGCGTTTTCTCATTTTTAGGTTTTGTCTGTGTTTTCAACAATTCAAAACCTGATTGCTGATGCTCAATCGTAATAATCGGATTCATTTCCGCATTAATCTCATCAAGCTGTTCTTGTTTCAATTTCGCACGGCGTGCATGACGCTCTTTACGAACTTTCTCAACAAAGGCAACTGGGAACGCATCACGTTTATTGCCATCTAATTCGGCATAACAAACAAAAGTGCCGTCTTTTTTTCTTACAATCACTTGGCTTGGGTCGTGTATATCAAAAGATGCCTGCACTTCGATACCATCCACATCTAACAACTTCGTACTGAAGTAAAAGTTATTAAATAATCTCAACCAACCTCGCTCAGGCGTTCTTAATACGCTTGGGCGGAAGAGATCTCTTGATTCTGCCGGCGTAACAAAGACCAAATCATCAGGGTTCATTTTTTCCATCAACTGACGGCGTTTTTGTGCGGGTGTCATACCGATTTCACTATGCACATGCTCGTTGTTGTACCAATCAACCCCTGCTTGAACCGCATCTAAAAACTGATTCCAGCTTGGCAATTTACCCACAGCCCATTGTTGTTTTGGTGTTAGTTGAGCCGATCCTTTACGCTTTGCCTTATCTAGTGAAATTACTGCAGTGCTCACTTGTCGAATGGTGTCGCGGTCTGCCCCTGTGCCGTGATAGGTTTCAAACTGGCGAGCGATACGATATAAAATCGTTTGGTGTACCCGCTCAATAATCCCACGCCCTTGTGGGTTGCCCGGAATCCCTGTTTGGTGATTAATCCCCAAACGTGGCAACATCCCCGTAATATCACCATCAAGCATCCAGTTTTTCTCACCACCACCGTTATCGGAGTAATAAATTGCCGGTATACCATAGCGCTCCACGCCATAACGCAAGGCATCAGCCACTGCCAGAACGTTTTCCGCCAAGCTTGCCGACCAACCCACAATAAAACGACAAGGTGCATCCATTATTAATGTCACCTCAGGAATAAATGGGCGACCGTGTTCAGGATGGGCGACTTTCAATTTCATCGCATGGCCATCACCTACCCACACATCATTCACCTGCAACACACTCCAATCGCGTTTAACATAAGTGTTAATGGCGCGGAGTTCAGAGCCTGTTTTACGACCAATTTCCTTAATGTGTTTTGGCAATTTCGCCAACGCAGCGCGGACTTGGTCAATACTCGGTTTCATTTCTAAACGTAACGGCTCGTCTGCAAAACGTGCATCCCATTCAGTCGAAAAATAGTGATAGGCTTCTGCAACATTGATGCCATTGGTTTGGCGATACACCGCTAAAAAGTCAGGCAACCACACAATTTCTTCTGCCTTTTTCGCCACCCGTTGCATTGGTGCGAGGGCTTTTAATCGTTCTTCAGGCGTATCTGCCTTTTCATAATCCAACACCCACTGGTTCAAAGTGCGTTCAGATAAAGTGCGATTTTTCCCTTTCTTGTTATTGGCGGTTTCCACCAATCTCATCAAATCATCGGAAATGCCTCCATGTTTGATTTGTTCACAAAAGAACTTAATCGCCTTATAACGTGGCTGAGCTTGTTCGAGCTGTGACACTTGGGCAACTAACGCCATTCTTGCCCCCGCTACTTCACGTTGTTTTTCCGTTAAGGTTTTTAATTCCACCTGACGGAGATCGGCTGGGAGGGATTTTGGTTTTGCTTTTACAATAGATACTGCAAACTTTGTACGAATCTCGTCTTGTAATGCCTGCGGTAAAGAACAAAGCGCATATTCCATCCCGCCACCTTTGCCAACGCGCTTGCGGGATTCCCAGTTTTCGCGTTTTGCTTTATCTAAAACATTTTTGTGCGCTTGCGGTAAGGTTGAAAGTTTAAGTTTTAATAACTCCGCCACTGAATAGTGCGTTTTTAAAGAAATTTCATTCATAAATGATCCTTTTAGTTTCTTTTACGTTTAAATTCCTTTAAGATTAAAACTTATTCGTTAAAACAGGTCTTCGGTTACGTTCAATTCGTTCCCGAGAACGCGCAGCCCAAATCTCTTCAGGAGCAACGCCAACCGCATTAGCGATAAGTCTTTCCATTTTTGGATAAGGCTTATCAAGTGCGGTCTTTAATGTGTTGTAACTCACGTTTCCTGCTTGAGCTAAAGAACGCAAAGACCACCCGTTTTTACGCAACGCCGCCAAAATATCCGCACGATGCCAATCATTTGCTGCGGCTTTTTTTGTGTCGCCTAATACACTCATTAAATACACCTCCTTTTATGTACCTGATGCGTGTATTAAACCGTAAAACTTTAAACAAATCAACCGTAAAACTTAAGTTTTTCAAAAATATTTTTGCTTTACGGTTTAAATCTAACAAAATCAATATATTAGACATTTGTTTTACGATTAACAAAAACAAGAGGAAACCGTAAAAGATGAGCAAACCAAACATTTACGATGAAAACTTCTCAAATCGAATGAAATTGATTGCAGAAAAGAGCTTTAAGAATAATTACAGTGAATTTGCTAGAGCAGTTGGCGTAGCCCAAGCTTCATTGGCGCGCTGGGTGAAAGGGGAAGCAGACCCTTCTAGAATGAATTTAATAAAAATTGCAGATGCTTCAGGCGTAAACCTTGAATGGTTAGCCCTTGGTATAGGTGATATGGATGAAGCAAAGCCACAGGCAGTAAAGCATGACATTAATTTACAGGCTAGTAATGATGAAACTTTTATAGAGATTGAAGACTGCAGAGAAGTCCGTCTATCCGCAGGCGGTGGGGCATTTAATAATGGTTATGAAGAAATAACCACAACCAAGGTTGAACGCGCGTGGCTGCAGTCGCGCCGATTAAAAGCGAAGGATTGCGCCATGTTCTTGGTAAGTGGTGAGAGCATGTACCCAACATTGAAGGATGGCGAAGAAATTATTGTTGACCGCTCTAAGCGCGAATTAACAGAAGGGAAAATATTTGTACTAAACCACAACGGATCAATGTTGGTAAAGAAAGTACAGTTTACTTACGGTGGAGTAGAGTTAATTAGTGATAATCCATCCTATCGCCCATTAAAACTAGACACAGAAGAAGCAAACAGCCTTGTCGTGATTGGGCAAGTCGTGCGCGGTTATCGGGACTTCTAATATGTTACCGACATTAATGCCGGTAACATTCCCGAAAACCACATCAAAAGCGCTTTCTTAACATTTTAAGACACAACGGCACGGATGCCAGTGTTCCTTTCAAATATCGCCAAATAATGGCGTATTTTCGCTAATTCTACCCATAATTACACACAACAAACCGCCAGATTTCACCTAAACGCACCAAAACAACCATAAATAACCAATAAAAAAGGCAGTTTCCACACAGAAACCGCCTTTTTTATTTAGTGAGCTTGTAAGTTAGCTTCTAAGTTAGCTTCTAAGTTATCGTCTCTGGTTAGAAATTTAAGGTAAATTCTTAGTAGCAAAACTCAATGACCTATTCAGTTTAAAGCCGTTTTAAACTAACTTTAAAATGAACTTTAAATTTTTAAAAATGTTTAAAACCTAACAATTCACCGCCAACTTTTATGCAAAATAAAACCCAATTTTCGACCATTTTCCCCCAATCCCCACCATTTTCCATTTTTGCATAAATT